ACATGATGATAGCAATAGTGGAAAAAATGGAGTCGGAGGATCATCCAATACACACAAAGATGTTGCTAAGCCTAGCTCTACACGAAAGCGCACAAGCAATGCAAACTCATCAAGCAAAGATCTTGATAATGCAGTAAATCGACAAAAAGATTTCTTAAAGGGATTTGTTAAGGATTAATATTATAATGTTCTTTGGGCATTAGCATAATATTCTACACCATATTTTCTGGCTTTTTCTAATTGTATTCTAGCCGCGTCTTGATATAATTTAGTTTTTTTATAATTTTTACCTAAAAGTTGTTTAAGAACATCTACAGTAACTTTACCCTTAGTAATATCTGCTAATAATGGTTTAGTTATATCTTTTAATAACGCAGATATAGTTATATCACCACGCATAGCAGCACTTCTCAATTGTTTTAATAATTCTTTTTCTTCTTTTGTTGAAGCTTTAACTAATGTTTCAAAGCTTTGTTTTCCTGATAAATAAGTCATTAACTCTATTAAAGCTCCTTCTTGTTTATCTTTTTGGTTGCCCCGAACTAATCTTATGAATGGTTTACCTCCAGAAATGATAAATTTAAATAATATGTCATAAACTGGAAATGCCTTTTGTAATATCTTACTTGTTCTTAATCCAACATATTCCCCTTTTCCTCCTTTCCATATCAATCTAAATAATCCTGGACCTAATAGTACTCCTAATGCAATCATTAAGTTAGTTAGTTCGTAACCGAAGATTTTCGAATTCTCACCCTCATCACCAAGACTATATATAGCACCGTCATCAGTATCTTGGCCAAGCCCCCCGGATTCTATACTACCTAACCACCATTCTGTATATCCATATTCATTGTAAGCGTTTTCTTTAGTCATAGAAGGTTTATTTTCATCTGCCCACGCATCAAATGATTGTTTTTGTTTTTCTGTTAATTTATCATACGTAACTGGGAAATCTTTATCATCTTCAGTTAGAAATCGTTTCCATTCTGTTAAATATTTTCTTTCCATAATATTACTTTTGTTTTTTTATTTGTTTTTTATTAATTAAATTGGCAATAGTTGTAATAAATTTAGGACCAGGGCCTATTTTATCACCAATTGGTAAGCCAGCATTTTTTAGTTTGTTAAACAATAATTTAAATGATCCCTTTCCTTGTATAGGTTGCCCATTGTATTTTGCAACACCTCCAAAAAAGTATTTACCAAATGCCTCAGCTGTTGTGTCGCCAAATGACCAATCCTTTTTTTGTTTGTAAAATCCATTGTCTATTAGAAATTGTTGTATATCCCCGGCATTTGAAGTTACGAGATCAACTTCTAATTGTTTAACTAATGGAATCGCATCAAGTGATTTTTTTGAATATGTTGGTATTTTTTGTTTTTGATTCATTAACTTGTCTAATTCATTTTCAACTTCAGTGTAACTCATATTTTTAATGTCATCACTTACATTAGCGTCTTCCAATGCTTGTGCGCATGCAATTGCTATTTCTTTGCTTTCTATTGTTGCATTGAAATCTTTTTTATCTAATCCCAGGTAATAATAAATTTTTATCCATGCTTCAGTTAAATCTTTTTTAATCACTGACTCGGTACCAAAAAACATTCCCAACGTTAACGCGCCTTTACCTAACGCTGTAATAACTTGTTGAATTGTAATTAATCCTTTTTTTAATGCGTACTGTATATAAAATATTGCCATTGCAGCTCGGCCTGATGTTACTTTGGATACTAACGCAGAAAATGATTTGCTAAAATACTTTTTTACCTGATCTGTTGTTGCTGCAACAGTTGCTTTAGTAAAAATTGTCTGTACAGATTTAGGATTTGATATGATGTATTCAACTGCTTGTTTTTCTTGTCGTGTTAATTGCTGTAATGCTTTTTTCTGAATATTTTTAGTGTTTTTAACATTTTTAAAATAACTTAAAACTTTATTCCAAGATTGTTTTCCTAATTTTAATACAACTGGTGCATATGCATCTATAAATCTCATTGCTCCTAACATTGCTAATGTCTCAACAACTGATACCCCGGCTTTATAATAGTCTTTGTCGTCAAATACATATACTGCGGCATCTAATAATCCTAATAGTCCATATGCTAAATATCCTGGTCCACCTGGTATAAAAATAGCAATCATTTGTGCTGCTTGTATTATTTCATGTGGGTGATTTACTACAAAATCTGCTAAATCTTTTCTTGCTTGTGATTGTTTTTCTGCATTACGCACAAGTTCAGCTGCAGTGTAATTGCCAGATAATCCGTAGTCAGATTGACCCGGCATTAAATTATCTGGTTTTTGTTCTTGAACAAAGTTTAATTCTTCTCGTATAATCGATTCTAGTAAATTTGCGGATTCTTGCATATTAATAAATATCGGTAAAATATAATTCGTGATTCATTAGGATATATGCAAAATTTTTCTTATATTTATATTATAATTAAATAGTTAAACAATTAAAGTTATGAAAAAGTTATTATTATTATCTGTGTCGTTATTGATTACCGCTGTGAGTTTTTCACAAATGTCAGAATCAGATCCAATGTTAAATTTCTTTATATCAAAGAATAAAAAAACAATAAAAAAATATTCAATTGATTCTATAGAATTAACAATTGTTAATCAGATTAACAAACTTCGTAAATCTAATGGATTAAATGAACTAGAAATTGATATTAATTTAAATACATATTGTAGCGCACATTCGCAAAATCAATTAGTATCTAATGAAATATATCATAGTGATATACAATCTAATAGTATTACGTCTGAAAATTGTTATATATTAAAAGTGTTTGGAGGCTGGTGGCCGTTGGATTTAAAACAGTTATCTTCAAAGATATATGATAGTTGGATTACTTCTAAACTTCACACTAGAAATATGTTAGTTAGTGGTAATACTATAGGTATAGCAATAGAATTATACCCAATTAATTCAGGTGCTGGATATGATATTTCGTCTACCATGGTAATACGATAACAATTATCCCCAACTTGGACAGCCGGTCGATCTACCTTTAAATACAGGCATAGGAGCTCCTCCCGATCGGCTTCCTCCACCCATTTTCTTAATACCAGTCCCAATCTTTTTAACACCTCGTTTAAATTTACGTTTCATTCCTGTCCAATCTACTCCTGCGGGGAATTGAACATCTATTAACATTTCTGGTGTACCACCTACTAGAAAATCTTGTATTACTTCTTGTTTAGCAAGTAACTCCGGTATTCGTAATTGTATTGTAAACGCACATGTAGATTGCCGATATTTGGCATATACTGATTCATATTCTTGTTTTAATTGAGGGGTCGATCGAAGACCATAAAAACGTTGAGGAGTAATTTTTGGATCACGAGCATATGCTTGTTGAAACAATGGACCATAATCCTTTATAGTAATTTGTGTGCCATCTGGTAACTTACCTCCAACACTCATCCATTCAGGACCAACATTTGGATATAAAAATTGTTCCGATGGACCTTCAACGTCAAACTCATTCAATGTGTCATTGTTTTCAATTAATTCTTTCATTTTAGCAATCATTGCATTGTATCTACCTGTTGCCAATGGTATATTGTTAGCTTTATTAGATCTTCTACGTTTATCGCCATATGTAGTATTTACTGTGCTAGTAGAACTATATGCTGAGTATTGAAATGATATTATTTCCATATCCGGCACATCGGTATTTACTTGAGCTTTAATTGCTTCCACTTTTTGTTGATATTCTTGTATAAATGCTGCAGCTGCTTGAATTTGTGCATTCAATGCAGTTTCTGCTTGTGATGATACACTTATACTATTGTCAGCAAACATAGATCTACCCATGGCATTACGCTGTTCGCCTTGTGGAATGTTTAATGGCGGAAAACAAAATATTGGAGAACTAATATCACTCATGGTAGCTTCCTTCGTTATCTCGGTGTATTCAGACCAACCTGATTTTATTTCTGACATTTGATTTGTTATCGAAATACTCTTTGCAGCCATTATTGCTTTTGAAAAGTTACTCAATGCTTTTTTACCTTCTGCATCTATTACAGATTTTTGTAATGATGAAATGACATTTGTTTTAATTTGTGATAAATTAGCACCTGACTTAGTCATATCAACTTTTAAGTCACCACCATCCGTATCAACCGTCAAAATTTTAGCTAATCCTGCATCTTCACCACTAAATATATCAACAAAATATTCTAATATTTCTTTTACTGAACTATAATATTCAGCGTCTTCCCAAAAACTATCTCCAGCTTTATCCAGTTTAACATTTGTATTTGAACTATTTTTAATTTTGTTAATTACAATTTTAACATCACTTCCAATTAACATTAACTGTTTAATAAAGTCACGTACATCATCGGAGTCAGTAAACGACAATCCTTTTGCATTATATGCTTTTATTTCTTGTTGTAATTGTTGAATATATTTTTTTAAATTATTAGCTATATTTGTGTCACTATATAATTGAGGCACGGTAATTATTTGTTCTAAGTTTGTTAATGCTTGACTAATTGTTCCTAAATCTTCTTTCTGATCTTTTTTCTTTACTTTAGGTTGCTTGGCGCCACCAAATACAATATTATCAAATACCCATGCTTTGAGAGATGCTCTAGTTTCTTTAGAATCGTTTTTTGCAAACCAAGCCATCATAGCTTCATACTCAGGCATATTTAAAAAAGATCCTCCAGATTTAGCATCTACTTCTTTGACAAATTTAATTATCAATTCAAACTTAGCTTTTTCCCAAGTCTTTTTTCCGCCTTCAGACCAATCAGTTAAATCTTCATTTTGTTCTGTTAAGAGTTGTAATATATTATTAACATTGGATTCGGTTAAATTCTTAACCCCAAATCTAAGCATATTTTCTGCTAAAATACTTTTCATTTATTTCCTATTAAGTTTCTTTTATATAAATATAACTGTTTACTAAAACCGATCTATTAGGATTTCTGCATTTTTTTTCTTATATTAATAATATAAAATTAAAAGTTATGATTAGATTTGGTTATGCATGTAACAACATGACATTAGGCAAGGCAGGTATTCGCACCGGCCGGACAATGATTCAACGCATCTTCGAAAAAGGTGGTATGCCTTTAGCAAGCGAGCGCAGTCTGCTTAACGCAGAAGATTTACTCCCTATACTCAAATGGAATTTAGCCCATGGCATTCGACTCTTTCGCATAGGCAGTGAAATGTTTCCTCGTTGGAATCATTACGAGATCAAGGACTTGCCTGACTATGATCGTATCTGTGAGGTGTTGCAAGAAGCTGGCGACTTTGCTCGCGAGCATGGTATTCGACTTACTACGCATCCTGGTCCTTTCCATATATTAGGTAGCCCCGATCCGGTTGTGGTTGACAATAGTATTCTCGGCCTCGAACGTCATAGCGAAATGTTTGATATGCTTGGCTATGCTCCTAGCTTCGACAACAAGATCAATATTCATATAGGTGCCGCTTACAATGATAAGCCGGCTACTATTGCACGATGGATCAAGAATTATTATAGACTATCAGAATCGTGTCGTGCTCGTCTTGTTATTGAGAATGACGACAAGGCATCTATGTATTCCGTTCGCGACTTATACGAGATGGTGCATTCTGCTACTGGTATTCCTATTACTTTTGACTATTGGCATCATACTTTCAATACCGGTGACTTATCTGAGGAGGAGGCATTCTTCATGGCTCGTGAAACTTGGCAGAAGCATGGTGTTACTCAATGCACTCATTACAGCGAGTCTCGCAGACGTGAGCAGCAACGAATTATAGAAGGCATTTGCGAGAAGCACAATATTGCTTGGGACGATCTCCCACAATGGCCTACCTTTGCTAAGGCATACAAAGAGTTCAGCAAGATCAAAGAGCAAGCTCATGCAGATTATATATTGACTACTCCTAATACTTATGGCGTAGACAGCCTGGATGTTGTGGTTGAAGCTAAGGCAAAAGAATTGGCTTTGCAAAATATCAATGTAGAGTGTTGTCAAACACCATTAATCCTAGACTAACATATTTATATTAAATAGTATTAATATTATAAAAAGGTCACAATGGCAGAATTTCGTTACAAAAACAAACTAACTGATGACATCGAAGATGCAAAGGAAATGGTTAGAACAACAGGCAAAATGCTAATGGAAGGTAAAATTGATAAAAAATCAGCAGTTGATAATTTAGCAAGAGCATTCCGTAAATTAGAATCAGCAAAGTATTATATCGACAGATCATAATGAAACGCTTTTTTCCATATGTTGTATTCTCAGCATCCATAGGTTTAGCCGGAACGGCTGCATATTACAGTGTATTTGGACTTAGCAAATTATTTTCAGCTCAAGCAACCGCGGTTATTATAATGGCTTCAATATTAGAAGTTAGCAAATTAATAACCGCTTCTTATCTACACCAACAATGGAAATCCGTATCCGTGCTTTTAAAGAGCTATCTGGTAACAGCTGTATTCATATTGATGTGTATCACTTCATTGGGTATATATGGCTTTTTAGTTTCTGCATATCAGGAAACAGCATATGAACTTGCAAATCAAGAATCTCAAATTTCAGTTTTACAATTAAAGAAGCAAAGATATCAAACCGCGGCCAATGATATTAGAACTGAAAAGGAATCATTAAATAAAAATATTACAGAATTGACATCTGGATTATCTAATAACGTTATACAATATACTAATGCTGATGGGGAAGTTATAACAACAACTAGCTCAGCAACCAGAAGAGTATTAGAAAAACAATTAGATCAGACAATATCTAGAAGAGACACATTATACAGCCGAGAAATTGCATATTCTGACTCAGTTAGCAACTTAGATCAACAGGTGCTCAAAATACAAACTCAGAGCAAAGTTTCGGCCGAAGTAGGCCCTATTAAATATGTAGCACAACGTGTAAACCAACCAGTTGATAGTGTTGTGAATTGGTTTATACTACTTTTTATATTTGTATTTGACCCATTAGCAGTTATGTTATTAATTGCATCAAATCGATTATTTTCAACAAAAGACCCCCTGTCTGAGGTGATACCAGAAGTTGCAGAGGAGGAGAGTAAAGCCGAGTGGGTTAAAGCCCCAACTCCTCCAACTTCGCCAACTATAGACACACCAGAAGATTTATATCAAGAAAAACAAAAAGAAAAACAAAAACGAGTTATAAGATCAGAAATAAAATAAAAAAATGAAAAGAAACAAAGTTACAAAAAATAATGGTTATAAAAAATTACAGTGTAAATACTGTGATCGAATATGTCAAAGAGTTGATGTTAATGCTACTAAAGTTACATGTTGGAAATGCACTAGTGATCTAGTAAATGGCAAAGTATTGGAATTACGAAAATAATTTAATATTATAATAATATGTTAGAAGCAAATCAAATAAAAGAAAATTGGGAAAACTTTCGAGAAGAAATCGATTTACAGTTTCCTACAAGAGCCAAACAAATTCACAAAATGTATGATGACTTTGAAGAACGAATCGCAATGATGCCGGCGTCTTCGATAGCACATTATCATAACGCATTTGCAGGAGGTTACATAGACCATGTACTTCGTGTAATGAATTGCACTCATGAATTATATAACTTATGGAAGAAACTAGGTTCAGATATGTCAGGTTATACATTGGAAGAATTAATGTTTGCAGCAATGCATCATGACTTAGGCAAAATAGGATTTCCAGGAGATGGTAATGAAGTTTACCAAGTAGAGACTTCGGATTGGCACAGAAAGAATATGGGTCGAATGTATAAGCACAATGAAAATATTCCTTTCTCAATGGTACCGGATCTTTCTGTATGGCTTCTACAAAAATATGAAATACCAATGTCTTGGAACGAATATCAAGCTATTAAAATTCATGATGGAATGTATGATGAAGCTAATAAACCATATTTCGTTGCAAGAAGTGCTCAAGCTAAATTGAAAACCAATATGGCTGTTGTTTTACATCATGGTGATCATATGGCTGCTCAGATAGAGTATGAGCGATGGAAAAATCATAAAGCAGGAACTCCTACCAAAGTATCCGAAAAAAGCAAAGCAACTAAAAGCACAGCTATAAAAAACTTAGCAGAGAATAATCCAAATATAGGAAGTTCGATTGCGGATATTTTTAAGGATATATCATGATACCATTTATTATATTAAGTGTATTGTTTTTAGGAACAACTGCATATTTTGCTTATCGAGCTTTTGTATTAGCAGGAGTTTTAGCAGATCAAGAAGAATATTACGAAACCGTTTCACAGACAAATGAATATATGTTTATGAGAATTCGACAAACTCATGAAGCAATGCAACGCATTGATCGGTTAGGTGCATTTGAAAAAGATGATGAAACAGGATCTACTTTTGAATTATTAAAACAAGTAGTAGACGAACTAAAAGAGGAATTTGATGCCCCGGAAGAAAAAGAAGAGTAACGCATATTATACACGTATTCAAGACGTAGCTATTTGTGCTTATAATAAATCAGATAGTGCAGCACAGCGAGAAAAGATATATAGAAGATTTATATATCCACCATTTATGAAGCTTACAGAAAATTTAATTAACAAAGTAAAGCCAACATATGTATTACAAAAATGTTCATTTCAAGATTTACAAACAGATATAGTTACATACCTAACTGCACGTTTAGAAAAATTTAAACCTGAGTCAGGTAAATCATATTCATATTACACTCGAACAACTTTTAATTATCTTATTGCTGAAAATCAAAAAGCATATGTTAAAGTAAAACAAAATAGAGAGCCAATTGATTTAGATGAACAAAGAAATATTCCTACTGAAATGCATAATGATGATATGACAACAGTACTAAAGTATTTTATGGATGAATATATAGAATATTGTTATGACAATCTAAATTCAATCTTTACTAATCCAACCGATATTCATGTTGCCGACTCTATATTGCATTTATTTGAAGAACGTGTTAACATTGAAAATTATAATAAAAAAGCACTTTATATCTATATTCGTGAACGTACTGGTCTTCAAACTAATAACATTACCAAAGTAATCAAAGTTTTAAAAAATCTTTACGAAACAAAATTTAAACAATACGCCGATACCGAATTCATAAAATTACCTTTTTGATATTTATTATTAAAGGATTCATGTATGGACAAGAATGAAGAAATATTCAAAGGTACCAGTTTTGCTGACCTAATGCATGACGTTTATCACAATTCAAAAAAGAAAGATCGACAGATCAATCAACTCATATCACAACTACAACCGTTAATTCGCAATGCGTCGGATGCTACTATTATAGTTCCACTTATTAAAGAATACTTAGATGTAGCAGTTAAAAATGACGATCATTTAGTTAAATTAACAGCGATTGTTCAACGGTATATATCTACTAGTCAAACAATTTCAGGTACAGATTCATTGTTATCAGATGAAGAAAAACAACAATTAATTAAAATTGCAGAGACTACATTAACACACGAACTTGAAGATGAATTAGAAAAAATTGAAGAAGAGGATCGTGAGATAAACCAAAAAATTGCAGAAGCAAAATCCAAGTTAAAGGATAACGATGTCACATCATGATAACGAAAATGTACAGTTTGAAATTGCCGAAGTAATAGAAATTAACAATGCATTTAAATGGGATAAAGGTATAGCTGCAGGAGCAACTATGTTTATGTGTCGAGCTCGTTCATGTACTACATATACAGATACATATGAATATGATGTAGTTCCGATGAGTAACAGAAAAAGTGAAATTCCAGTAGTTGGGGAAATAATACTAATATGTCGTACTGTTAATCGAGCGTTACGAAGAAAAAAAGATAAAGCTGAATCTTGGTATTATATTCAAACATTGGATTTACAAGATGGTGTAAATAATAATCGTTCTACTGGTATGACTGCTACTGCGCAGGAAATTGCAAAAAATGATCCACAATATATTCCTGCCGGCACAAATTTTGTTGATACGAAGATATCACATCTTCAACCATATGAAGGAGATATTATATATCAAGGACGTTGGGGTAACAGTATTAGATTTGGTAGCACTATATCTACAATACCAGACGATGCTTATTATCATAAATCACCAACATGGACAGGAGATATAAATGGTGCTCCTATTACAATATTATCAAATGGTCGGGTAAATTTAGATAATAAAGAGTTTGTTGTTGAAGATATTGAAAAAGATAATTCGTCTTTATATTTAACAAGTACCCAAAAAGTAAATAATATAACATTTAGCACAGTGGCTCCAAAACAATTTAATTCATTTGCTGGTTCTAATTTTATCGGCATTGCAGATAGAGTAATGTTACGGGCTAAGACTGATCGTGCAGTTATTGATTCACAAAAAGACATATTATTGAATACACCAAATCGTGTTAATATAGGCGGAGATACTAATTTAGCTCCAATACCGCAAGGAGATATTTTGCGGGATATATTAATGGATATAGCTCAGATATTACAATCAGGACATATAGTTCAAGGTTCATTAGCTACTCCATTAGCACAAAGTAAAATAACAGGATTACTATCAAAAATATTTAAAATGAATAGTACTAATTATTCAATAAAAAAGAATACATAACATGGCATTAACACCCCCTTTCGATCAAGCAGTCAAACCTATACTAAATTTATTTGGAGAAATGAATGGTAAAGTAGGTGAGCTTCAAAGTAAATTGCTTGATCAGTTAACTGAGTTACAAAGCAAAGTAACTGATTTGCCTGACGACATTAAATGTAGCGATCCTAGGATCAATGATATAAAGCAAGACATACAACGTGTTAACGACACAATATCAGATATACAAACAATGTTTAATAACATACAAAACGTAGTAAACATACTATTAATTATTGCAACAATTTCTGCAGTTGTAATATCATTAGCATTAATTAATGTCATACCAATACCAGAAGCTGCAGCAAAGGGAATTGAAGTAGCATCATTTGTTGTGGCTACCATATTAGGAATTTTAGGAGCTATAACTGGATTGATTGCCTTTGCACAATCAATGTTATCTAATGTATCATCGGCTTTAGGTCCTATATTAAATAAATTAGGAAGTATTTGTAATAATGAAACATTTGTTGTTAATACTGATACTGCTAATTCTATTTTAAATGACATATCAAAACAAACTGCAGGATATGGAGATATGACAGAAACAGAATTTTATCGAAATGTTAATGTGTCTGAAGATGACTTGCAAGATCGACAACAAAAAATAGAACAATTATTAGAACAACAAAGAAATTTAATTGATAACTTAATAGAAGCTCCTAGCCAAGTTATTAATGATGTTGGTGTACCTAGCACTGATATTGGTAATATTGGTGATTATTATATAGACGAAACAAACAAAAATATATATGGACCAAAAATATCCGATACGGATTGGGGAACACCAGTAAATTACTAATACATATATTTATAATAAAAAAGAATACCTATGGAAACTAAAGCACTTGTAAAAGCACTTAAAACAGCCGTACGTGAGGTTATTAAGGAAGAATTAACAGAAATTCTTCGTGAAGGATTACAATCCACAGTTACAGAATTACAAACAGAAACAAAACAACCAGGAAATACTCCAGTTGCACCTAAAACAAAAAAACGCAAAGAAACCATGTATGCGCGCAATAAGTTTGCAGATGTATTAAATGACACTGACAGTTTGCGTGAACAAGGATCATATGCTGATTTAATGAAAGAAGGAATGCCGGAAATGTCGTTTACTTCAAATGATGCTCAGGGATTTGGAATGATGCGAAATAATTCAGCACCACAAATAATGGAAGATCCTGAAACGGGTAAAAACATGAAAGTCGACCCAGTAATTGCAGATGTAATGAATCGTGATTATTCTGCATTAATGAAAGCAATAGATAAAAAGAAAAATAAAGGCGGTGCATTGTAATGGCATATCGAGTTATTTCGCCAGATGAAATAAATACCAATCAAACAGGATTAGGTATATCATATAATGGCGGAAGTTCTCGTGTATTTAAATCTATACGAATTACAAATACGCAAGCGTTAGAAAATTTAAAAAATTTATTATTAACAAGAATAGGAGAACGTTATCTTCAACCTAATTTTGGAAGTCAACTATTAAATATATTATTCGAACCTGCAGTAAACGATTTAAAACCAGAAATTGAAGATATAATTACAGAGCCTATAAATTATTGGTTACCATATATCAATATCGAAGCACTTGATATTATTACAGTTGAAGATGAACCTTCTTTGCCACATAACGTTAAAATAACATTAGGATTTTCTGTGAATGGTTTTGAAAGACAAAATATTACATTAGCAGCTAATGAAAATGGAACTATAGAAATAGGAGACTCGGATGAATAATACTAAAGATGTATCATATATTGGTAAAGATTATAATCAATTTAAAACAAATTTAATTGAATTTACAAAACAATATTTTCCGGATACATATACAGATTTTAATGAATCGTCTCCTGGTACTATTTTTTTAGAAATGGCTGCATACGTAGGAGATGTACTGTCTTTTTATGCTGACGATAATCTTAAAGAATCATTATTAGAACAAGCTTCTGAACGTGGTAATATATATGATTTAGCAAAAACATTAGGTTATAAAGCAAATAATTCAGTTCCTGCTTATGTTGATTTAAGTGTTTTTCAATTAGTACCTGCTACTGGGACTGGTGATAATGTACGTCCAAATTTTGATTATACATTATCAATTAAACCAGGAATGCGAGTCAGGCAAAGTAATGGAGCTTCAACATTTAGAACATTAGACTCAATTGATTTTGGATTTTCATCATCGATTGATACTACCGAAGTTACCATATATGAAACAGACTCGTCTACTAATCTTCCTACATATTATCTTTTAAAGAAAACAGCAAAAGCAGTTTCCGGAGATGTAAAAACAGCAAGATTTACTTTTAATAGTCCGATTGCATATGATAAAATTGTATTATCTGAATCTAATGTTATTGATATAATTTCAGTTACGGAATCAGATGGTGATAATTGGTATGAAGTTCCATATTTAGCACAAGATACTGTATTTGAAAGTGTTCCTAATTTATTAGAAAACGATCCAGATTTTGTTCAATATCGATCTAGCTCGCCTAGTTTATTAAAATTAAGAAAATCATCAAAAAGATTTATTACGAGATTACGTAGCGATAACCGATTAGAATTACAATTTGGTGCTGGTATATCTGATAATAATGATGAAGAGATTGTTCCTAATCCAGATAACGTAGGAAATGGATTAGCAGGATTTCGTCGAGGAATCGATGTAGATATAGATCCATCAAATTTTTTATATACTAGAACATATGGACAAGCACCAGCAAATACAACATTAACAGTAACATATACAGTTGGAAATGGAATAACAGATAATGTTGCTGCTGGCGAGTTAACTAAATTAGATTTTATTGAGTATGACGAAGATGTTAATAGTACTAATAATATTGGTATTGTAAACTTTGTTAAAAATAGTATAGCAATTAATAATAATAATCCTGCAATTGGTGCAAAAACAAATGATTCATTACAAGACATTAAAAATAATGCATTAGGTAATTTTGCAACACAGAATAGATTAGTAACAAGAGAAGACTATATTATTAGATCATATTCTATGCCAGCAAAATTTGGTAGTATAGCAAAAGCATACATTGTACCTGATGATCAGATTGCTCAACAAGACTTAATTGAAACTAGAATTGCTAATCCATTAGCAATGAATATGTATGTTCTAGGATTTAATTCTTCTAAACAATTAACCGAATTAAATGATGCAGTAAAAAATAATTTAAAAACATATCTAGAATATTACAGAATGCTTACTGATGCTATTAATATAAAAGATGCATTTATTATTAATATGGCATTACGATTTGAAATATCAGTATTATCAAATTATAATAGCAATGAAGTTTTATTGCAATGTGTTAATTCATTAAAAACATATTTTGATATAGATCGTTGGCAAATTAATCAACCTATAATAAAATCCGAAGTTCAAAATCTAATAGGAAATGTTCCAGGTGTATTATCAGTAGTTAATGTTTATTTTGAAAATAAGTTTGATTCTGATCAAGGTTATTCTGGTAATGCATATGATTTAGCATCAGCTACTAGAAACGGAGTAATCTATCCTTCTTTAGATCCTAGTATATTCGAAGTAAAATTTCCTAATCAAGATATCCGAGGTAGAGTCGTAAGTTCTTAATATCATTATATTTATACTAAAAGGACTATGAAATGGGCGTAATACGAAATAATCGCACAAATATTGTAGCTGGTGGATTAATATCAGCAAGTTATGTATCTGATGTATATGATGTGTTAACTGCAAATGCTGTGGAAGATATAGTATTATCTGGATCATTAGGTGTTAGTGGAAGTTTAACTGCAAATTTAACTGGTACTGCTGATACAGCTTCATATGTAACTTTGGCTCAGACCGCATCTTATGTAACTACTGCACAAACTTCTTCATATGTAGTTAATGCAATTTCAAGTTCATATATGTCAGGATCGACTATGTCTGCAACATCTGCTTCAATCGAAAGATTAGATGTACAATCTGGAATTGTATTTATTACAGGATCATTACCAACATCAGATCCAAGCAACCCAGGACAATTATGGCGTAGTGGTAGTTATTTAATGATTAGTATTTAAGGTAATTATGTTTAGAATATTTTATGCAGATAGCGATGCAACAATGTATGAGGCTAGTAGCCTTATAAATTCTAATACTGGGTTAGATGAGATTTTAGAAGTTGGTAAGCAATTGGATACTGATGGAGAAACATTAGTAAAAAGTAGATTTGTCGTTAAATTCGATATGTCTGAAATTACTAAAACTCTTACTAAGTATTCTGCAGATTTAAATTCTTGTAAATTTATGTTACAATTATTTACAACCCATGCAAAAAATTTACCTGCAGCATATACATTAGATGCAAAATTAATGGGGCAACCATGGACTAATGGAACTGGATTTGAAAATGATTCAACTGCTACTACGAATGGTATAGCTTGGGCTACGCCTTTTGATTCGTGGTCATTTACTCCAAGTGGCTCTAACACATTATCTGGTTCATCTTGGATATCCAGTAGTCAAGCTATTAATACTGGTGCACCTAGTTTATATATTTCTGGAAGTGGTAGTGGTGGAAGTTGGTTGTGGCAATCAGGAAGTGGCTTTTTTGATACTTCTTCTTTTGACTCGGTATATTTTTATCAGCCAGGTTTAGACGAAGACGAAACATTTAGTTACCGTCCAACTGATATTAACATGGATGTAACTGGTGCAATCAAAACTTGGATATCAGGTAGTGGAGGCGAAACTGTAGAAAATAATGGATTCTTGCTTAAATTTTCTGAAGCAGATGAAGCTGATGGAACTAAGACCGGGATCATTAGATTTTTTAGTCGTGAAACTCATACTATATATGTGCCTAGATTAACTATGTACTGGGATAACAGCACTTTTACAACAGGATCGTTGTCGTCGGTAGATTTAGAGTCATATTTAACATATAGCAAAACAAAACCAACGTATAAAGATACTGAGATAACTAAGGTTAGAATATATGCTCGAGATAAATATCCACAAAAATCTCCAACAAATTTATTTCCTACACAAACAGTTAAACATTTACCTTCGACTACTTATTATGCAATACGGGATGCGGCTACAGATGAGTACATAATTCCGTTTGATAATATTTATAATAAAGTAAGTTGCGATAGCACAAGTAATTTTATCTATGTAGACATGAATAGTTTTATGCCGGAGCGTTATTACCGCATAGAATTAAAAGTAATAGACGGATTTACAGAAGAATATATCGACGACCAAATTTATTTTAAAGTAGTTAGATAATGGCAATTAACAAAGAAAAATTATTAGATCCTATAGATTTAGAATTACAAGCTAAATATCAAGAACAGGGTATTACATATATATCAAATAATGATTCTGTTGTTAATAGAGATAATGCTGGTAATGTTATTTTAAAAGAAGGTGAGCAAAATCAATTATTAATAGTACAACCAGTAACTACTAAAATTGTTAATTCATCTGTAATAAAAGTTATTGATACTCAGTTTAAATATTTTAAATTTCCTGCTAAAATTGTTGAAGTCGACAATCAAGATTTAGATTTCGATATCAGTGGATTGGAACAAGATTCTGTATTTGCTAGATATAAACCAACTGACAATGTACGATTACAAGATGATGGTGGTCCAAATCAGTCCGATGTAGTACGGCCGGTACTAATACCATTTGATCGTGTAGTTAGGGGTAATATTCAAGAAAACACAAGCAAATATACCATTAATGAAGAAATTAAGAATTCTGGTGTTGATTTGCGTTTTGACATTAAAATACAACATCGATTTGATGCAGTAGATCCACAAGGAATTGGCGTATCATATTTTTATATATCACGCGAAGGACCTGATAAGTCTATACAAAAAAATTATTTAGGACCATTTGCAAATACATCTGATAAAGCACCAGATACATTTGGTAGTATAGGTACATATCAAGTTCAAACATTAAATATAAATAGAATTATAACTAATGATCAATTTGAAATTGGAGATACGTTTTTTATATCTGCAATAGGTGATCCAAATGAAAATACATCTAATACAGATTTTCATACTGTGAATAGTGAACAAACATATTGGGTAATATCAGATGCTTCAAAAAATGTAGATGATTGGAATCAGGAAATTGAATAATGTTAACGCAATATAAAAATATCGATCAAATTAAAACGTCTACAAAGTCATTGCAGGCTTCTAGATTTTTAAAGTCTAAAACTGATTTATTTACATATGTGTCAAATCAAACAGTTGTTCCTAATACTGAAATTTTAAATGATACTATTGATAATCGAATTGAGCTACATGTATATTCTGATGAAGCATGGATTAGTGGCAATCATAAAATACAATTTCAAGATACCATTCCAGAATTTAGAGATAAAAATACCAATTCTATAATAAACGTTAATAAAGCAATTGGGTTTGATTTATATAAACAGTTTGAAGATCTACAAATAACATCTGGAAATTTTAGATTTGTTTTAAACTTTTTTAAAAATTTAATAGGAAGTTTTGAACAACAACATTTACGGATTGATGAAATATCTCCAGATCGCACCGAAATTAGATTACGAGCCATTGACTCAGATAACCCGGAGTTTTTAACACAGATAACAAATTTTATTCAGAATGTAGATCAAACTAATGATTCTGTATTATATAAAACGTATTTATTAAACTTTAGTCGAAATCAATGTGTTCAATTTGTTAATAGTGTTGTTATTGGCGAATATGTATATGTAAAATTACAAGATGCATTACCAGACGAATTTCAAGAAGATTTTAAATGTTGGATTGTAGAAGAACAAAAAAATCCATATATTGATCGTGTTAATATATTAGCACAGGAAATTAAAAAAACGTTTAATCAATTATCTAACCCGAATTGGCAAGCAAATTATTCGTATAATACATCAACAGAGACAGGATTAAAAAATTGGACAGACTTATTAGGTTCTTCAATTCAAACGTCACAACAATTAGTTGATCATTATTTTTCTGGTAGTTTATCTGGAATGACTTTAAATATAGATTATTCTGATTTTAATAATTTTGTATTTTATAGTTCAGCTACAGAACGTTTAGAAAATTTTAAATATAAATTAGAATTAATTGAATATTATACGTCGCAAAGTATTGTAGTATCTGGTATATCTGGTAGTGTAGCTACGACAAATCAGTCTGATTTTAATAAACTTAAAACTAATTTAATTGGTGGATTTGATAACTTTGAACATTATCTTTATTATGAATCATCTTCGAAACTAACAACACATGATATTCCAATAATAAATGCAACAGTACCACAAGTTACTGGAAGTTATATACAACCAGTACCTAAAACAAATTCTACGGTACCTTATGCATTATATTCAACTACCAGTAGCTTATTTAAAGATTGGTATAATGCAATACAGGTGAGTGCATCATTATATGATAATTTAAATAGAAATTCATTAATATATGCAGTTCCAGAACATATAAATCTAAACCCAGTATATTCGCAAGTTAGCACGTTTGTTTATATGTTAGGCCAACACTTTGATGTATTATATACATATATTAATAATATGACTCGAATTAACAGTCGAGAAGAGAATCCAAAATTAGGAATGCCTAATGAATTGTTATATTCCGTAGCTAAACAGTTTGGTTGGAATTTAACCGACGGACATCAATATCAGGATTTATGGGAGTATGCGTTAGGTGTAAATGAATCTGGAATTCCTATTACTGGATCTAATACAGTTGGTGATCCTTCTGTTTCTGGTAAAAATATGACTTATACTGTTTGGAGGCGTATTGTAAATAATCTTCCATTATTATTAAAGTCTAAAGGGACAAAAAGAAGTATAAGAGCATTACTTTCATGTTATGGAATTCCTCAATCATTTATAACAATTAATGAATATGGTGGTCCTAGACTTGAACGAGCACCTATATATGAAAAATTAAATTTTGATTACGCATTAGATTTAATTACAAATACAGCTGGTACAGTTACTGTTAATTATGATCAACCTATAGAATCAGTAGAACTTCGTTTCCGTACGGATGATGTTATAAAAAATCCTACAATGCCTAGTACTATGAATTTATTTACTATAGGCAGTAACACAGTTACATTAGATTATACAAGTGGTACTTTAGGTACTATACAAATTAATGGTAATAGTAGTAGCAATATAGAATTATTCGATGGTGGTTGGTTAACTGCATTATTAAGAAAAGATGGATCTAATTTAGAAATTGTTGCAAAAAAATCTAAATACGGTAAAATTATAGCAGCAGTTAGTGCGTCAGATGTAACATCATTTGCAAGTAGTGGCACGTTAACATTAGGTGGTACTACAGGCGGTAGTCGTTTACAAGGACAACTTCAAGAATTGAGACTATGGACTAGTAGTTTACAAGATTCTGCTTTTAACAATCATGTGTCTGCACCAGCAGCGTATGATGGAAATGTTTCTGCATATGATGAATTGGTATTTAGAACGCCATTAACTCAAAAAATTAATCATGCTACAACAAGTAGTTTAACAGGTGTTGAACCTAATAATTCTGGTATATCGGCTTCATTTGCAAGTTGGACTAATAATACCCCATATGATTCACTTGAAGAAACATATTATTATGACGGTATATCATTAGGAGCAGGAACGTTAGATGATAATAAAATACGTTTAGAAAATAATGAACTTATTGGAAATTTAGATGTAACTACTAGAGCTGAACGTAGTCAATTTGATAAAGCCCCATTGGATAGTAATAAGTTAGGAGTATATTTTTCTCCACAAACAATGATTGATGAGGATATAATTGCTCAATTAGGATTTACGAGTTTAGATGATTATATAGGAGATCCAGGTAGTTTAAACGAAAAGTCATATCCAGATTTAATTCAACGAGCGAGAGATTACTGGAAAAAATATAGCGAGTCAAATGATGTTAATGCTTATATTAATATGTTTACATTGTTTGATTTATCATTTTTTAAACAATTGGAACAATTACTTCCAGCACGTGCTAATAAATTAACTGGTATTTTAATTCAGCCGAATATATTAGAACGAAGCAAAGACACTATATTACCTACAATTAAAAAATTTAACGACGCTTATAATGTAACAATACAAAATATGGATCCTACTGCTAGTGCGGATTATCCATATTATATTGGAAGTGTTGAAGGTAAAATTGCAACTTTAGATGCAATAGATGATGATCAATATCAAATGTATTTAACTGCGTCAGAAGCAGAAAAATATAATGGAACTACGTATTCATATGATTATTTAATTAGATCTGGAAGCACATATACAACCGCATCATCTCCGTATTGGAGAAGTGAAGGGCTGAACCCAACTATATTAGATTCGGTGTTATCTGAAATAAAAGAAATAGTTGCAGTACCACCAGGTGTATATGGTGGATATTCATATGGAGCTGCAAGTTATGGTCAAACTGGATCTATGCAATTTGCACAAGTCCAAGACTATTTACCAACCGGCGTATTTCGTCAAAGGTATGCTGGGTCAAAATTAACTAGTGCAGATTTTAATATAGTTTCAAGTCAAACTGTTGATAATGGAGCACCTGTAGAAGTTAGAAGTGCAAATCCAAATCAACTAATATATCAGGATAATGGGGAACAAGGAAGTTTTGTGTTAGTTCGTTAAATTAACATCAAAAATAACATTAGCAATATTTATATAAAATTAAGGTAAACAATATGGGATATTTAGACAATTCAAGTGTAACAGTAGATGCTATACTAACATTAAAAGGCCGGGAGCTATTAGCAAAGGGTGGTAATGCATTTAATATTACACAATTTGCAGTCGGAGATGATGAAATAGATTATTCATTATGGAATCCAGCTGATGCTCGTGGAACTAATTATTATGGTAGTATTATAGAAAATATGCCAGTAACAGAGGCAATACCTGATGAAACTCAGGCATTAAAATATAAATTAGTAACACTTCCAAAACAAACAACTAACTTACCAGTAGTAAGTGTAGGTAATAGTTCGTTAACATTGAGTGGAGGTGAAAGTGCAATTATATCTCCAAATACTACAAATATTAAAGGCGGTAATGCTAATTTAGGATATACATTTATATTATCAGACTCAACAATAGCAAGTTTACAAGTTGATAGAGCTTTACAAAATTCAGTTCTCCCAACTACTCCTAGATTTATTGGAGATAATGAAGATGCACAAACTGTTGCGGTAACTGGATTTAGTATAACTGTTATAGCTAAAGATTTGTTAAATAGAAATGGTCTAGGAACAATTACGGTAATTGGTAATGAAACAGGTGGTGCGACAACTATTAATTTAACTGTTAATCAAATTACTGCAGTACAAGCTCAGTCAGCTTCTTAAAAAAGATGAATATGAAAACAATTGAACAATTAAAACAACAACAACGATTAGGCGGTACTCCTCCGAGAGCTAATTCAAGATTACCAATTCAGAGTATATCGACTGGGAGAGACTCAGTATCAGACGCTTCTGCTACAAATTTAATTAATCAACAAGTGCAACAATTGGCACAGGAGTTAGCTAATCAAATTGTTGCTGAACAACAGCAAGCACAAATACTTGCAAGAAACGGAAGAACGTTTACAAAATTTGATTCGGTTAATGATATTGTTGATAATCAAACAGAAACGGTAACTGCGGGATTGTGGAGTGATAATGTTGCTAGTTTAACAACATATTTTACTAGTTCTACACAAACAAATGATCAACGTAGATATTATGTAGATGTATTTCAAAAAGCTCCCGCAGCAACTGGTAGTGCTGTTCAATTTTCTGCAGCATATGGCCACGCTTTAGGTAGTGGTTCTGATTCTTCTGGTGTAAATAGTAATATTGCATCGAAAGCAGTTTATTCACAATATAGACAACTTTTATTAAACCCAACCGATACAAGATTTACTACTGCTGGATCTGGTAGTACTGATTCTATATACGTTGTAAACTTTAAGCGTAACAGATTAAAAGAACGTTTAGATGCTGGTAATTTTGAATTACCTTTAAGATTTATGTCTGCTTCATTGGATGCTAATGCAACTGGTAGTAATGTAGCAGTTAGTAGTAGTGTTGTTGTGTCTTTAATTGATGATTCAGGATTAGCAGACGCAAGTGTTACTGATGCTGGTAAAGTTTATAACATTGTATCTGGTTCGATTGCAGGAGGTATTTATAATTCATCTGCTCCTATATATTACGGATTAGCATATCCAGATTACGGAACATTGATACTTGACGGTAAAATGTTAGATCAACAATTAAACTTCCAAACTAATACAGGTTCGGATTCAGAAGGTAATAATCATTTCCGATTGTTCCATTCAGTTTCTGGTTCAGCTTTAATTACAAATCCAGCAACAAGTGACCCATATGGGTTTTTAGCACGTAATTCTGAAAAGATAACTAGTACGCATTATTTTGTAAGAATTAAAAATGCAGAATATAATTTTTCAAATAATCCTTCATATGTTACTGGTAGTGTAGGAGAAATTGCTCAAACCACATTTGTCGGCGATCCAAAAACATATATTACCACTGTAGGTTTATATAATGATTCACAAGAATTATTAGCAGTAGCAAAATTATCTAAACCACTATTGAAATCATTCCAGCGTGAAGCATTAATAAGAGTCAAGTTAGACTTTTAATAAAACCATAAGATTCTAGCCCTGATATATTTATTATAAATGTCTTGGGGCTTTTTACTATTATGGCACAAATCAAAAGCAAAATAAAAGAAACACCGTATGAGAATGCATATCCAACTGTATTTAAACGTGTAGATCAACAAGACATTCGGATTACTCCGTTTGCAGCAAATAAATCATTTCAAATTTTATCAGGTAGTGCTACTAGTAGTGGATTACCTTTAAAGGCAATATATACCGACGTTACTAATTTACCAGCTATTGGATCTGAATTAACATATAATGATGCTGCAAATATAGATGGTAGTTTACAAAGTGTAACGTATTTTTCTGTTAATCATTTATATTATAAACGAAAAAAACAACCAGCAAATACATTTGGCCCAACAAATTTAAATCGAACAAAAAAATTCTTATATGAATCTGCGTCTATTTTGTCTATACCACAAAATAAAGTAGGGGAAGGAATTAAACCAGCTTCATTTGAATTTACAAGTAGTGTATCTGGAAGTTTTAATTCTGATATATATGGAAATATAATTGACTCTTCATTTAATACATCTTCTATTATTACTGATGTAAAATGGTATGAAGGTTTCAATGAATATTTTGACACTACTAGAATTAAATATAAGAGTGATGGAATAACATATATCGACGGTGTACCTACAAGTAATGGTAGACAATTACCATTAGGATTATCTGCAAAATTTTCTGAAGCTGGTTATATTCAAGATGAGCTTCCAGGTGAATATAATCGTAATACTGATTATGCAATTTCATTTTTCATTAGCGGATCAAATACAGGAACATCTAATCAATTAGTTGCAACAAAATCTACTAGCTCACTAACACCACAATATCCATTTAAAATAGAATTGAGTGGCAGCAATCAATTAAATTTTAGTGCAGCAGGAAGCACAGAATTTATTACAATGATTACTTCATCAGCTGATGTGTCTAGTTCATGGACTCATGTTGTTTGTCAAAAAACTGGCAGTGAAATACAAATGTATATTGATGGAACTATTCATGCTTCTGGATCTAGTATATTGCTACAAGATATAGAATCTCCCTTTACTGCTTCTGCTCGTATTGACAATGATCAGTTGTTAAGTATCGGTGGATATTCTACTACTAGTTATAATATGCAAGGTCAATTAGATGAAATGCGAATATATAATAAAGCTTTATCTGCAACTGAAGTAAGCTATTTATCGAATCGTACCGAAGGTGGTACTGCATTACAAACACAATTTGTAGGCAATGTATTTGGTAAACATGGAATTGTGGTATTTTCGTCTGCAGACTATCGAGTAAATGATTTATTGGAAACACCATTTACTGCATCTTATAAAAGCACAGTTACTATACATGAATTAGGCGTAACTACAAGATTAGATGCAGGTGATTTTAATATGTCTAACAATGTAACATTAACAAAAGATAATAATCAAACATATAGAGGATTTGTTTCTGGTAGTGATTTTGCACCGTATATAACAACGATTGGGTTATATAATGATGCTGGCCAATTATTAGCTATTGGTAAATTAGCTCAGCCAATTAAAAAACGTAGTGATGTTGATATGAATTTTTTAATACGTGTTGATTTAGATAAAAAGCCAATTAAATGATACGACTTAAACAAATATTAACAGAATTATCAAATGATGAATTATCTGTGTTATTACGAAAAATTCAAAACAATGAATTTCGTTTTTTTGATCAAGGAGATAATGGTCGTGTGTATGAAATTGACGGAGAAGACAAACTTTTTAAAATTACAACTGAGTCAGAAGAATTTGAAGTTGCCGAAGTTATAGTTGGACGTAAAGGAGAATTTAGTGCGTTTATTCCAATATATTATGTAAATGAAAAAAAATTATTATACATAATGTCAAAAGCAGATCAATTATCAGGTAATGACAAACAAAATATAGAACAATTTTTACAAGGATATAAATCATATGCCCGGGAAATGGGAGGAGAAGTTTCTATATTTGATTATTTAAGTGATGATGGTGCTCGAGATTTAGATCAAGAAATAGTTTCATTTTTAAGATCATTACAAACAGAAATTAAAAAAATGGGTATTGTAGACTTAGAATTAAATTTAGATTTTAAAACAGATAATGTTATGCGTTGGCAAGGACGTTTGGTACTAATTGATTGGTAGATATTTATATATAGAATGAGTAACTTATTAGAACATATTATACGAAATGCTTTATTTGAGTCTAGAAGCCCAAAATATAAATTAAAGTCAGCATCTATACAAGATTTTAATAATGCTAGACGCGTTGGTGCGGTAATGTCGTTTATGATTAAATCTAAAAACCCAGAAAGTAGTCGCCCGGATTATTATAAAAATAAAACGTTACCGCAATTTATTTGGGTACAAAATGATGTAGTAAAATTTTTACAAAAACATTATAATAACTATCCGTCAATTAAAAAATATACAACATCTGATTATATTTTTTTAATGGGTAATATAGCAGAAGCATCTAAAAAGAATAAAATATTATTTTGGATTGTTCCTACCAAAACATTATATACTAATTCCAAATTTCGTGATACTAAAGAACAAATTAAGTTTGATACTAACCCTGATTTATTCCTTGATGACGTATTAGTACGACGAAATTTTGCTATGTTAGGAGATGCTCCTATAATGCGTTGGAGTCAATATACTAATATATTTATACCTTTAGAAAAATGGAATGCAATTAATAAAGGTATAGAATCACCTATCGATCGATCGAAACAAGATAACAATATTATAGAATACCCATATGCAATTTCAGGCAATGTAAATATATATACATTACCAGATGATAAAATGGTTTATAAATTGACAGAACCTGATGAAAATGGCTTTACATTTTGGAATTATATGAGTAAAGAAATATTTGAAATAGATAAATTTTTTGAGCCCCAAGGATTTTTAATAACGCGCGAACCTAATCAATTACGAAAAATTAAAGCGTTAAATAATTTATCAACAACAGGGCAAGCAACGGATTTTAATTAAAATAAAGTTATAATATTATGAAAAAAAATCATTGGCATACTGCTGGTAGTAAAAAACGACAAGCAGCTTATAAATACGGTTATAAATCAGGATTAGAATTAACTGTAGCAGAACAAATCAAATCAAACGATTACGATGTAAATTATGAAACTGAAACTATTCATTATACTGTTCCAGAATCTAAACATAAATATACACCGGACTTTGTGTTTACAAAAAAGAACGGAGAATTAATGTATATAGAAACAAAAGGCCGGTGGACTGCAACAGACCGTAAAAAAATGAAACATGTATTGCAATGTAATCCTGATATGGATATAAGAATGGTGTTTCAAAATCCAAATCAAAAAATATCAAAAGCTAGCAAAACTACATATGAAGTGTATGCAAATAAGATGGGTATTGCTAATGTAGCAAAAAAAGAAATACCGACGGAATGGATGGCGGAATGTTTAAAGCCAGGCGAAAAAGCACAAGATCCGAAACGTTTTTTTGTATAAGGTTTGATTTGTGAAAAAAAAATAATATATTCATTAAAATGATGTTAATTATTTAAAATGATTGATTCAGACTTGAATCGATCGTTGGACCATATATGTAATATATGTGTCTGACTATAATTAATTATAATAATATTATTAATTGGATTAATTGGATTAATTACAGTTATTTCTTATTATATAATATATGCAAAATCTTAAATTACTACAGTTACTGGAATCTGTCTTAGGTAAAGGTAAATCTACATCAGGTAATAACGTTGCATTTTTCTCACCATTTACTTCACATTATAAACCCAAATTAGAAATAGATATCAATACAACTAGCGAAGGTCAAAATGCTTGGCACTGTTGGATATCTGATAAAAAAGGCAGAAGTATAAACAGTTTATTTAAACAAATGAACTTAGGTAAACAATATTTTGAACAACTGTCTAAAATAATAAAGTCAGCAAAATATAAAAACTTTGACAATGAAGTTAAACATGTAGAAACAATATCATTGCCTGAAGAATATATTCCATTGTGGAAACATAAAAAGACTCCTGACTTTCGTAATGCTATATCATATTTGAAAAAACGTGGAGTCACTATATTTGATATCTTGAAGTATCGAATTGGTTATTGTGAAAGAGGAGAATATAGTGGTAAAATAATTATTCCTAGTTATGATTGCCACGGCCAACTGAATTATTTTGTAAGTAGAGCATATTATAGTGCCGATAAATATAAACACAAGAATCCAAAAGTAAGCAAAGACATCATAGGATTTGATTTGCTTATTAATTGGGAAGAGCCAATTATACTTTGTGAAGGATCATTTGACGCAATTGCAATAAAAAGAAATGCAATACCATTATTTGGTAAAATCATACAACCACAACTACAGAAAAAGATTATTGAAAAACGAGTCAAAGACATTTATATATGTTTAGATGCTGACGCTATTCGCAATGCATTGAGTATTGCAGAACGTTTTATGGGTGAAGGGTTAAATGTATATTTTATAGAATTAAAAGACAAAGATGCATCCGATTTAGGATTTCATCGTATAACAGAAATTATAGAACAAACTGGAGTAATGACATTTGAACAACTAATGCAACTCCGAATGGGTATTTTATGGAAATAACAAAAGCAGATAAAATTTATCATATATCTGACGTGCATATTCGTACGTTAAAACGACATAAAGAGTATCGCCATGTATTCGAAAACATGTTTGATTACATTAATAAAACTAAAACTGAAAATAGTATAGCAGTAGTTACTGGAGACATAGTTCATAGTAAATTGGATATGTCCCCAGAGTTAGTTAGAATGCTTACTGATTTTTTTAGAGGATTCAATATTCCTACGATTGTTATTCTTGGTAATCATGACATGAATCTAAACAATTTATATCGTGAAGATGCGTTGTCTCCGGTATTAGACATGATTGCTAATGATAACATTGTTTTTATAAAAGATAATGGTACCTTTGACTTTGCTGGAATAACTTGGAATCATATGGCTGTTGATGTTGAGCCTGCTCAATACGTAAAAGGAGAAGACATTGTAACAGACAACTTGAAGATTGCATTACACCATGGTGCCGTGCATTCTGCTAAAACAGATATAGGATATGAAATATCCAATGAGCATGTTACTACTGACTTGTTTTCCGGACACGACTTAACACTACTAGGTGACATTCATAAACCGGCTCAATTCTTAACTGAAACTATTGCATACCCTGGCTCACTTATACAACAAAATCATGGCGAAGCATTAGATCATGGAATACTTGTTTGGGATGTAGAAACAAGAAAAGCTGAATTTGTAGAAATACACAATGATTACGGATATGTAACTATAGAAACAGAAGGCTCTCAAATTGTCAAGTCACCACATCGTATGCCTAACAAGCCTAGAATAAGAATCAAGTTCAATGAAACCAGTGCAGCAGATATGAAACGATTGGTTACTATGATTCGTAAAAAATACAATGTTCAAGATATTACCATACAACGAACCATATCTGCACAAAATAATGCTGAGTCTGGAACTATTACAATTGGCAATGTTCGAGACGTTGAATATCAAAATACATTATTAACTGACTTTATTAACACTAAATTTCCGCAAGCAACTACCGATGAGTTAGATGCAATAAGACATATTAATCGATCTATTAATTCTAAACTCCCAGCAGTTGAATCAGTACGTCATATAACATGGCATCCGGTATCATTCGAATTTGATAATATGTTTTCATATGGAGAAGGTAACCGAGTAGACTTTAATAAAATGAGTGATGTGTGTGGTTTATTTGCTGCAAATACAAGTGGTAAGTCAAGTTTATTAGATGCTATAACATATACTATATTTGACAAATGTAGTAAAACAAGCAAAGCCCATGAAGTGTTAAACAATAAAAAGTCTGGATTTCGTGGAGTGTTTAAATTTAAAATGAATGATGTTCTTTATACAATTGAACGTGTTGGTACTAAGAAAAAAGACAACCATGTAAAAGTAGACGTTAACTTTTATACTGAATCAGAAAATTTAAATGGTGATGAGCGAAGTGATACAAATAAAAGTATACGTCGTTATTTAGGAACATACAATGATTTTATTTTAACTGCATTTTCACTTCAAGCAGATAATAATAATTTTATAGAAAAGTCACAGCGAGAAAGAAAAGACTTATTATCTCAATTTTTAGACATCACGGTATTTGAACAACTTTATCATTTAGCAACAGATGAAATAAAAGAAACAGCTGGTCGCCTTAAAGCATTTAAGAAAACTGATTTTGCAGAAACAATAACATCTGCAGACGCTGTTATTAATAACAATGAAAAATTAATTGCTGACACTAACAAAAAAGAATCAGACAAACAAACTAAAAGAAATCAATTACAAGATTCTATAGTACAACTAATTGAAACAAAAAAACCTACAAGTTATGAAGGTGATGATATTAAAACGTTACAAGATACTGAAGTTGATTTAACTGAAAAAATAGAAAAGCTTCAAGAAACAATTGAAGAAACAGAACAAACAATTTCAGAATATCAAGATAAAATTGATAATATAGAACAGACAATTGCAATACAAAATTACAATGTTGATAACTTAAAAGACAAAGACAAACAATTAACGGATACCGAATTTAAAATTGATGGTTTACGGGAAGAATTAAAAAAACAACAAAGAATAGTAAATGATAAGCAAACAAAAATTGAACATCTTGAGACGCACAAATATGACCCAAATTGTGAATACTGTGTGTCTAACGTTTTCGTGCAAGATGCAATACAAGCCAAGAACGACATTGATCAAGATAGAAAAGTATTAACAGGTATTGAAGATGATATCGAATTAAGTAAAAGTTTACAAGATAGTTTAACTGTATATAAAACGCAACTTAACGATTATAATACTGCAATCGATAATATCGACACATATAAAAATAAAATTGAAATTGCTGAGTTACAACTTCAGATTCATGAAAATGATCTGCAAACCAAAGAAACAGAATTAGAAAACAACATAGAAAGACAAGAATCGTTTAAACGAAATGAGTCTGCTATTATTTGGAATAAAGATATTGATAAAAATATTAATGATTGTAAAGGTAAAATTGATACAATTTCTGGTCAAATAAAAACACTTCAAGATCAAATTAAAACCAATCATGGAGAAATACAAGTTGCTAAAACAAAAAAGAAAACAGCATTAGAGCAATTAGAAACATATCAGCAATTAGAAACAGAATATAAAGCATATGAATATTATTTAAAATCTGTTAAACGAGATGGTATTCCGTATGAATTAATATCCAAGGCAATTCCTAAAATAGAATCAGAAATAAACAATGTTTTAAATCAAGTAGTAGATTTTAACATGGTTATGAATACTGATGGTAAAAATATTAACGGATATATTATATATGATCAAGACAATTATTGGCCATTAGAATTAACGAGCGGCATGGAAAGATTTATATCTAGTTTAGCAATACGCATAGCACTTATCAATGTTTCAGCATTACCACGTCCTAATTTTATAGCAATCGACGAAGGTTGGGGTAGTTTAGATGCAGAACATATTTCTGCAGTTGCAAATTTATTTGATTATTTTAGAACTAAATTTGATTTCTCAATTATTATATCTCACGTAGACACAATGAGAGATATGGTAGATAATTTAATTGAAGTAAATAAAAATGACGGATACAGCCAGATTCTTCATGTTTGATATTTATATAAAAAGTGTAATTATCAATGGAACGCAAACAAGCAGTCTATAAAGGTTTAGAATTTATTCCAGTTTTATATGAAGATGATTCATTAACATCTCCAGACTATTTTCAGATATCCGAATTTCCATTACGACTTACTGCTGGTAAAAATCTTTTTAAACTTCGAGGTCATCCTACTAATTTACGAGTTGGTGGTGCACTAGGAATTGAAGTATTAGATTATAACGGTGATCCTATATATACTGAAGTAGTAGATTATATTGACGAAGATAAAAGTCGTGTTATAGCAATTTATATATATGAAGACACATCACCTGGAGATTGTACTATTACCTTAGTAGCTGAAGCTACAACAATCGAAAATAATCCAGTGCCGATTGATTGGCAAGGCAAAGTAAATTTAAGATGGAAGCGCACAGTACCTGTAAACCCAATGGTAGCAAACGTTTCTGAAATAATATTTGATAAATTACCCGTAGTAACAGTTCAAGAACAAATTGGAGTTCAATTAGATCGACAATATGCTACAACCCAATTTCCTACTTATAACACCGGGACTGTTCGTTTCTTTTCACAAAACGGACAACCAGCTATTGAATTAACCGGCGGAGAATTTGAATCTGATATGAAAACTGGAACTATTACTGTTTCGTCGCCTACAAATCCTACGCCTACACCTGCGTATCCGATTGTTAGCACACCTTATGTGTCTACAATTAAAAAGATATTAACTCCAACTACTGCATTGTTAGATCAAGACTATACGGTGTATAGTAGCGAAAGTATATTTCCACACACATACAATGAATTTGAAAATAGTTCATATTCGTTATCATATGAATCTACACCAGTATATATAGAAACTGAAAACTCACAATCATTTGCATATATACAAATAGAAGGATTAGAACCAGCTACTGGTGATGTTAGTCGAACTAAGGTTTATACTAATAATAAAGGAACAGTTGGCACATGGGAATTAGTTAATGATGTAGAATTAGAAGAAACAGAAATATTTGTACCTAGCACATCATCATTATTACCAGACGTTAGCATTGGAACATTTGTAACACAGAGCACTATTGATACATATTGGGAAGCACATTCATATCAAGGAAAATCAGAAGGCACTGCTCCAACATTAACATGGACTACTGAATCATTAGATCGAGCTACATTAATAGATAGTTCTATAGACATAACTGCAAATAATAGCGTATTAACATTTCAAAATAAAGATGCATATAAAGGTGTATTTATTGCTACGAGTTCATATAAAGTAACATTAGATGCATTAGGAACTCGTAGCAGTGTTAGTAGTAACAATGATCCGGTAATTAGTATTTATATATCCGGAAGTGCATTTGATTATGATACTACAGATTTATTTAATCAAGATTTACCAAAAACATTAGGAAAACGAATTGGTGAGCTTCGTGTTACTGGAGACTCTCAAAGATTTGATGACGAAACATTTAGTTTTGAAACTAATAGTGCAGGCCATGGAAGTATAATATTAGTAGTAGAAAGTGGAATTTGGCAAGTTGCTGATATTCGAACTACAACAGACAATGATGCAGGATATACTCCAAATTATACCAGGATAAAAACATTTGTAGAAACTACACATAAAATAGACAATCAAATATCTTTTAAAGTAGAATATTACAATGTAGACGGTGTAGCTAGTAAACAAATAACATATGTATATGATAAGAATTGGGAAGGCGGAAATCGTTATGTAGACGGTGATTTTTCAATGCTTACTGGATCTTTATATGTAGCAGATTCATTAAATAGTGGTGTAGCTATAACTGGTAATAGTGGTACGGGATTTGTTAGATCATTGGGATATGATGGGTTTGAATCTGGATATCCCGGATTTTTATTGTGGAGTGGATCTGCACTACCTGGTTTTAATACTAAAGGCGGAGTTCCATATAGTGGTGTAGGATTAGAATTATATTTAGATAATAATAGTTATTTTAGATATTCTACTACAGATGATGAAATATATATAGCAACACAAAATTTCTTTTTAGGAGATCCAAATACTGCGTTTATAAGTGGTAGTGATAGCAACATAGAAATATCTGCAAGTGGATTTCATTTAACACCAGAAGGAGATGTTACTGCATCTAGCTTTATCGCTCAGCAAGGAGGAAACACATTATTTGATAGTAACAATGAATTTGTAGATGGAAAAAATATAGGCCGAGTAGTTTATTTTGATAGAGATGAATTTACACATACCGGAAATATTGGAACAAGTGGAGGAACTCCAGTAACGGCATCGGTATTTGAAACGTTTATACTACCTGGAGAAACAAGAATGCAATTATCATGTATGCTTGAATTTAGGAACTCAGCTGGGTCAAATAAAAGTTTACAAACAGCTGTATATATACAATCTGCTAGCTATACATCATCAATATCAGATGATACTGCAGATCATTACGATTCTTGGAGTAATTCTACTTTATTAAGTACTACAACATTATTATCAGTGATTGGAGCTGGAGATACCGGATCGACTGGTCGTACTACTGAACTCGTTACGGGAAATAATTTAGATAATTTTCAAGGTACATTTGTTAAAGTTTTTTTAATAGTACAACATCCAGGCGCAGGACACCTAGATTCATTATTAAAAATGAAAAATTTTGTATTTAGAACAAGTAGAACAGTTGGTGGAGCAACAACGCCACCTTTAGCACCACTACCACCAGGATAATTTAATTAAACATATTTATATAAAATGAATAAAACTACAGTACTTTTTCCAGGCGGGTTTAAACCATTAACAGGTGCCCATTTAACATTAGCACAACGCTATGCAAATTCTTCCAATGTAGAACGAGTAATAATGCTCATCGGTCCAAAAGAACGAGATGGGGTAAGTCGTCAAGACAGCGAAGAAATATTTCGATTAATTAACACTAATCCTAAAATAGAAATACGTCCTACAGACTTTAACAGTCCAATAATGGCTGCGTATGAATTTTTATTTGCACTGCCAGAAGATGATATGGGAACATATGCAATGGCTGCATCTAAAAAAGGAGATGATTACGCTAGGACATTGAGTTTTGCAGGAAACGTAGAAAAATATAAAACTGTCGGAGACAAAAAAGGCAGAAAAATCCCGGCCGGCGTAGAAGTGAATCCATTAGAGATAGATGTTGAACCATTAACATATAGTAACGGCGATCCTATTTCAGCCAGCACTATACGACAAGCAATTGCTAATAATGACTATGAAACATTTGCAGCATCATATCCTGGAACAAAAGAAGCCGTTCTTAAAAATATATGGCAAATGCTAACCGGAGTGCAGGAGTCAATATTTAGCAAATCGTGGTGGGGCAATCAATTAGCAGAAGATATAGACGAAGTAGCAGAAGGATATCAAACTCCTAAATTAGCTCGAGCTCACGATAAAAAAATAAAAAAACTAAGAAAACATTTAGATCGAAGTCGCGGAGAAGAATTTGTATATGATTTTGCTAATTTTGGTAAAACTGTGTTTGGTGCACCATTATATGAAAATTATATTACGCGTGACGAATTAAAATCTATAGAACCAACCGTAGACAGATTCTTTAAGCGTTACGGTATTGATGTAGACTTTCAAGGATATGCAACGCATTTTATGGACCGATTAAATGATCCTAGAAATGAAGGAACAATTACACTTGACGATTTAGAAAATTTATTTTTAGATTTATCATCAGAGTATGGCGAAGAAATAGTCCAACAAGTAATGAGAGGCAATCCATCAGCAGTAACATCAGACTATCAATTTGACGTTCCCATTCATATGCCATTTCAATTACATTTTGATCAGAGTTTAGGACAAATAAAATTGATTCCTAGAACAGTTAAATCACAACGACGTCCATGGAGATCAAATAATCCGTCTGATAAAATATATACAATAGAAAATGTATTAACAGAAGGCGGCGCAGCAGGACATATGAATCATCCTTATGACTCTCATGGATTAACTTTCAATGACATGAAAGAAATAGTATCCAGAGCATTAGAAGGACGACTTGACATGGAAGAAGCCGTTACTGAAAAGACAGACGGACAGAACATTCAAGTAACTTGGAAAAACGGACAACCAGGTTTTGCTAGGGGAATAAAAACTAGAAAAGATCCATTAACACCTGCAGAAATTGTTGCTGAATTTGAAGCAAAATATCAAAAGTCAGTTGAAGCTAATGGAGTTAAAGGGGCAGAAGGATATAAATTAGTAGTAGACGCATTTCGTGCAACAGCAGAAGATTTAACGGCATCTTTAAGCAAATTATCTAAAGAGACACTTATGCGTATATTTAAAAACGGTAAAGTGTTTGCAAACATGGAAATTATATATCCTGCTACTACCAATGTTATTGCTTATGAGCAAGCAGTGCTTCAATTTCATAATCTAGTTGAATATGACGAAAATGGAAAAGTAGTAGAAACAGATGTAACTGGTGGCACTATGCTTCAACAAGTAATACAAGATGCTAATGCACATATGCAAAAGACATTTTCATTTATTCCGCCTAACAAATTAAAATTGGGTCGTATAGAAGATTTTGAAGATCAACAAGCAGCATTCTTTGCTGAAATAGATAGTTTAAAAAATCAATTTGGTCTTAAAGAAACTGATCGTGTATCTGAATATCACAGAGCATGGTGGAAAGACGTCGTACGAGAAAAAGCATATCAATTAGATTATGCTATACCACAAGATGTATTAGAAATACTAACTAACCGTTGGGCATTCAATGATAAGTCTACAAGAATAAATAACGTAGTTAAAATGATAGACAATGAATCTTTTTCTGCATGGGTTTCGGCCTTTGATAAAAAAGATTTTAAAGCATACCAAAAACAAAATATAGAACCTTTTGAATCTATATTTTTAAAACTTGGTGCGGTAGTGTTAAAAAACATAAAAAACTATTTAGCAGTTAGTCCAGATAAAGCAGTTCGTCAAATTAAAAAAGACTTGATGTCATTGATTAAAGACTTACAAACATCAGATAATCCTGACACACTTAAAAAATTAGAAACACAATTAAAAAAAATAGAACGAATAGGTGGCTTTGATACTATAGTACCAATTGAAGGTATTGTATTTACATATGGTGGTAACACATATAAGCTAACAGGTTCATTTGCTCCAGTAAATCAGATACTAGGAGTGTTAAAATACGCAAGGTAATATTTATATTAAATAAACGGATAAAAGCATGGCAAAAAACGAAACAAAGCATAAAAGCAAATACACTGCGCCTAAAGATATGGCAAAGTCTCAAAAACCAGAAGTACGGTCTGATCTTAAAGATTATATTAAAGACATAGTTAGAGACTGTATGTGGGAAGTTTCTGGAGAAATTCAACCAGGTATTAGAAAAGATGATAAATGGGATAAAGACGCAAAATCATATCCATTTGTTCACAACAATGCAGACGGAAAAGATGAAGCTCCAGACATGGTTCCAGATCGCAAAGATGCTGACAATGCATATCCGATTAAAATGATGCAAGATGGCGATCCTAAAATGGCAGCACATGCAAAAAAAGCTTTTGAAAAAAATATTGAAAAAGACACAGAAGATTATTTAGAAGCCATGGCTCAACGTAACACCGGTGAAAAATTAAAAGAAGATATTAAAAAATTATCTGAATCACAAAAAGAGCAACTCGTACGAAAGTATATACGAAATAAAATTGTTAAAGTATTACAAGAACAAACTGAAATAGAGCCAACCGAAATGCCTGGTGCAGAAACGCCACCTGCCGAAGCACCTGCAGCCGAAGCACCAGCAGCTGAAGCACCACCTGCTCCTGAAGTCGAAGCCGACCCAGAAATTGACAGTGAAGATGCAAAAAAAGAAAAATTAAAAAACATACAAAAGTCTCCGGAATATTTTAAAGATTATTTAGAAATACACAAAGACAGTATGAATATACCTAAATTAATAAAAGTTGGTCTCGATCCATTACTAGACACATTACAATCATTAGATGGAGATCAGAAGAAATTAGCAATGCGAATGATAATGCAGACTGTAGCTCGTTCTAAACAAGATTATGCTGCAGCTGATTTAGAAATAACATAAAAAACATATGGGAAAAAATAAGTTACAAAACATCAAAGCTATCGAAAAAATGCTCGATGGCACACACAAGTTTCAAACCAAAAAAACTATAGGATTTAGTGATACTGAGTCAACGTCTAAACAAAATGAACGACATGAAATTGGGGACATTTGGGAAGACGTCGATGCTAATGGCAATATATATGTCATAGAACAACACGATGGATTTCGAACACGTAAACCAAAAAATTCTGAAGTATTAAGTGAAGTTCGAGAAGAATTGAGATCATTTGCAAATTGTCCAAAAGAAACATGCACTTGTGATCCAACATATCATCTCAACAAAAAAATGAGAGCTATACACGGAATGTGTTTTGATTGTGTTATTGACATGGAACATGAACTTAAAAAACAAGGAAAGTTTGAAAATTATGCTCGAGAAAAAATGCGAGCTAATGCATTAGCATGGTTACAAAAAGCAGAACAAGACGTTGATATGCTCCGTGAGGCATATACTAAAGCATCTAAACTAGTTATCAATGGTCAAGGTGATACCGAGTCATGGGCAGCACAGATGACGCCAGAAGAGTTCGAAGAAAAAGTTACAAACGGATTTGAAAAATACAAAGAAGATTTTTTAAATAAATTAGATAAACACACAAACGGAGAAAATAATGAAAATTTGGAACAAGATTAAATCATCAGTATTATGGATAGGAATTGCTATAGTTGGACTATTAGGACTTATAGCAGCATTTGGTCGATTATTTACAAAACACACAAAAAAGAATATTCAGAAAAAAATTGACAACAACGAAAAAAAGATTGAACGAGTCAAAGGTAAAGAAGATCAATTAAAAACACAGAAGCGACAAGTTAAAAAAGAATTAACTGATTTAAAAGAAACAGTTAAGAAAACTAAAACCGTAAAACGTAAACCGGCACCAAAAAAAGTTCCTGCAAAAAAGAAAAATACTAGTTCAGCAAAGAAAAATATTGTTTCTAAAACAAAAAGAAAAAAATGAAACAAATAATTTTTATATTATTATTTCCAATAACATTATTCGGACAAACCGTAACTGATACGTGTTTTACAGAACAACAGATACACGACATATCAGAAACATTAGATGAATTATATTATCAAGATTCAGTTAATAATGCATTAATAACACAGCAAGAAGCAGTTATAGAAAAACAAGATGAATTACTTCGTTTAGATTCTTTACAATTAGAATACAAACAACAACAGATTAATTTACTTGAAGAAAATATAGATTTATACGTAAAGCAACAAAAAAGGTTACAACCTAAATGGTATAATCATAAAGCTTTATGGTTCGGTAGTGGTATATTAACTACGATATTAACTGGTAAATTAATAGTAGGGGCAATTCAATAATGGCTAATCCTAACATAAAACAAATAATTCAACAGCAATATCAAATGTGTGCTGCTGACCCTGTTTTTTTTATGCGTCAATATTGTTATATACAACATCCTAAACGAGGTAAAATTAAATTTAATTTGTTTGACTTTCAAGAAACGTCATTAACACAATTACAAAATAATAGATACAGTGTTATATTGAAATCTAGGCAATTAGGTATATCAACACTGTCTGCAGGATTTGCTTTATGGAGCATGTTATTTAAAGAAGACTTTAACGTGTTAGTTATTGCAACCACACAAGAAGTAGCAAAAAACTTAGTAACTAAAGTTCGGGTAATGCATGATAACTTACCAAGTTGGCTCAAGGGGTCAATTGAAGCAGACAATAAATTATCTTTAAAATTTCGTAATGGCTCACAAATAAAAGCCGTATCATCAGCAACTACCGGTGCACGTTCAGAAGCACTATCTTTACTAATAATTGATGAGGCTGCCTTTATTAGAAATATTGAAGAAATATGGATAGCATCACAAGCAACCTTATCTACTGGTGGTGGTGCAATAGTATTATCTACACCAAATGGTATTGGTAACTGGTTTCATAAAACATGGGTTGATGGTGAAACAAATCCACAAACACAATGGCACAACATAATGCTTCATTGGACAGTTCATCCAGATAGAGATACTGAATGGAGAAATGAACAAACACAATTATTGGGTGAACGGGGAGCAGCACAAGAGTGTGATTGTGACTTTGTTAGTTCAGGACATACTGTAGTTGATGGTAAAATATTAGCAGAATATGAATCTAAATGTTCAGAGCCATTAGAAAAACGTGGTTTTGATAACGGTTATTGGGTTTGGGAATATCCTGATTATTCAAAAAATTATATAATTGTAGCTGATGTTGCTCGTGGTGATAGTGCCGACTGGTCTGCATTTCATGTTATTGACGTCGAAACAGTTACTCAAGTAGCCGAATATAAAGGTAAACTACCTCCTAAAGATTTTGGAAATATGTTAGTTACCGTAGCTACGGAATGGAACAACGCGTTGCTAGCAATTGAAAATGCTAATATTGGTTGGGCAGCAATTCAACCAGCATTAGATAGAAACTATGAAAATTTATTTTATACATATAAAGATGACGGATATGTTGATGTTGATATTCAATTACAAAAAGGATACGACATGAAAGATAAAACTAAAATGGTTCCTGGAGTATCGACAACAAGTAGAACAAGACCACTAATGATATCTGCATTAGAAATGTATATGCGAGAAAATACACCAGTTATACGCAGTAAACGACTCATACAAGAACTATTTGTCTTTCAGTGGTTAAATGGCAAAGCACAAGCACAAGTAGGTTATAATGATGACTTGGTAATGAGTTTTTGTATTGGCCTTTGGCTCAGAGATACATCTTTAAAACTAAGACAGCAAGGTATCGATCTAAATAAAAGAGCATTATCTCAATTTCAAAAAACAGATAGTGTTATTTATACTGGAAAAAACAAACCAAGAGACTCCGGATGGGATTGGCACAACGGCCAAAACGATGAAGGTTTAACATGGTTATTGTAAAAAATTGCTTGGATCTTTAACATGTTATATTTATAATAAAAGAAATACTATATGGCATCTTTAAGAAAACGTTTACAGAACTTGTTCAGCACCAATGTTATTGTTCGTGCATATGGCAAAGATAAACTAAAAGTTGTTGATACAAACAAACTTCAATCAGTTGGAAACTTAGCACAAACTAAATTAGCAGACCGATATACTAGGCTACATGGCTCTAATAAACATAAAGTAGGGGGCATACATGGAGGCTATGACTCTAATTACTATATGCATCAAAATCGTATACAATTGTATACTGATTATGAAATGATGGACCGAGACCCGATTATACATTCGGCATTAGATATATACTCAGATGAGTCTACACTTGAAGATCAATTCGGTGATATACTCACTATCAAGACCAATAACACCAAGATACAAAAAATACTTTATAATTTATATTATGACATCCTTAACATTGATTTTAATATGTGGGCATGGATTCGTAACATAACAAAGTATGGTGATTTCTTTTTAAAATTAGACATTGCAGATGAAATTGGAATCATCAATGCCAGACCATTTTCTAGTTATGAAATAGAACGTTATGAAGAATATGATGAGGTTACTGGTGAATATGATATAAAATTCAAACACATTGGCGGCTATGATGAATCATATGAAGTATTTGAAATAGCACACTTTCGTTTGTTATCTGACTCAAACTTTTTACCATATGGTCGTTCTATGCTCGAAGGGGCAAGACAAGAATTTCAAAAACTAACAATGCTTGAAGACGCAATGCTCATACACAGAATAATGAGAGCACCAGAGAAGCGTATATTCAAGATAGACATAGGTAACATACCACCTAACGAAGTTGATACATTCATGGAACAGATTATCAACAAGATGAAAAAAATTCAACACGTTGATCAACAAACTGGTAATTATAATCTTAAGTTCAATCTAAATAATATGCTTGAAGATTACTTTTTACCTGTTAGGGGCGGACAGTCATCAACACAGATAGACACACTACCAGGAATGACATGGACTGGTACTGAAGATATTGAGTATGTGAAAAACAAAATGATGGCAGCTCTTAAGATACCGAAGCCATTTTTAGGTTTTGATGAGGGGGTTGAAGGTAAAACTACATTAGCGTCAATGGATATTCGATTTGCTAGAACCATTGAACGAATACAAAAAATAGTAATTTCTGAATTATATAAAATTGGTATTGTTCATTTAGCAACACAAGGTTATGAAGGTGAAGATCTTATTGGTTTTGACCTATCATTGACACCACCATCGATAATCTACGATCAACAGAAAGTTGCATTGATGAATGAAAAAATAAATTTAGCTAACACCATGAAAGACAGCAAATTGGTGTCAGATAAATATATATATGAATTCATATTTAATATGTCCGAAGAACAGTGGCTACAAGAACGTGTTAATGTGATTGAAGATCTTAAGCTTAGATTCCGTCAAAATCAAATTGAACAAGAAGGTAATGATCCTACTATAACAGGTGTCTCATATGGTACGCCACACGACCTAGCTTCAATGCATATGAGCACTGATGAAGTTGAAGACAAAGATGTAGGGGGTCGACCTAAAGAAGGAATTAAATACGGACAACATGCAAATGAATTTGGATGGGATCCAACTGGTAAGAAAACTATAGATCAAGCATTTAATCCTGAAAATCAAAAGACTGCTTTTCAACCTAATCCTAGGAGGCGAAAGGTAACTATGACTCAAGAATCTCAAAATGTTTTAAATTATTATAGAAAACAAAAAGGACAAAAAATTATAACAGAAACGTTTAATTCTTCATCTAAAGATAATGATTTAGGAACAATGTTAGATGAAAACAATATTTTATAGATTCGTCCATATTTATTAATAAAGAAAACTACTGGCTGCAGTATGAAAAAATTAAAACATTCAAAATACAAGAATACCGGGATTCTTTTCGAGATGCTTGTAAGAAAGCTAACATCAGAAACAATGTCTTCTGACAAAACAGTAACCGTCGATATAATTAAAAAATATTTTGGTAAAAATACTGAATTAGCAAAAGAATTAAATTTATATAATTCGATAATTAAAGAACAACACAAATCAGAAGCTCGAGCGTTAGAATATATACGAACTATTAGAGAAGCATATACACGTCTTAATCAAAGTACTTTGAAACGTCAACGATATAATTTAGTAAAAGAAATATCTGAAAATTTTGTATTTGAACGAGTATCGAAAATACATATAAACAATTACAAAGCATTAGCATCGATATACATGTTGTTTGAATATAAAGATTCAGACAATCCAAAAAGATTAATGGAATGTAAAAATGCAGTATTAGAACACACATTGTTAACAGAAAAAGCAATGCTTCCAAAAGATGAGTTGTTAGAAACATTTTCTAAACAAGAAAAGGATACAAGATTATTAGCATATAAATTAATGATAGATAAATTTAACAACAAATATTCAGTACTTTCAGAATCACAGAAACAGTTGTTAAACAAGTACATTACCAATGTTAATGACACAGAAGCATTACGCGAATATATTAGCAATGTTATTCCTACATTAAAAACACGTTTAGCAGAACATTCAAAACATATAACAGATAATGTTACAAGAATAAAAGTTGAACGACTATCAGAAATGCTTTGCAATGTAGAAACAATGAAAAAATTAAAAGAATCACATATAGTGTCTTTAATGCGTTATATGGATTTAATTGATGAATTAAATAGGATACATAAATGAAATCATTCTTAAAACAAATAAACGAAAGTTTTCATGCACTTGACGAAAAAGCAGCAAAACCTGATTATTTAGATTTTGATGGCGATGGTGATAAAAAAGAACCAATGAGAAAAGCGTTAAAAGATAAAGAACAAAATGAAGCAGTAGATCAAGATAACGATGGTAACAATGATTTTGATGATGTTAAAATTGCAAGAATGATGGCATCGGGTATGTCAAAAGAAGATGCACTTAAAAAAGTTCAAGAAGAAAAAGAAATAGACGAAGCATCTACTTCTGCAGGCGCAGGTTCATATATGACTCCAAAAGCTTTTGGTAAAGCAGATGATGATACTGTTGAAGCCATGGGATATAAACGAGTTCAAGAAGCAATGGATCAAAAGTATGAACAACTTATTGAAGGCTATAAGCATTTTGCTCTAGGAGAAAATAATTCTTCACCAACACAAACAGTAAATCGAGCTATTAGAGAAGTAGCAAAACAGTTAAAATCAATTGAAGAAACTGTTAAATACACAAGCAGATTAAAAACAGAATCTGGAATATCACATTCAGGATTTAGTAGCGGAACACATAATGCTTTAAGAAAAATATCAGAGCGATTAATTAAAATATCAGAGAGAGTTAGATCATTAGGAGAGTAAGATATGTCAAAGCCATTATTAGTAGAATATATGAAGTTTAATCCAATTGGGTCACTCAATGAGTCAAATGGTGCAAAATATGGAATTCCAGGTGGATTTGTAGTTCAAGGCATACTACAACGTAGTGGCGCAAAGAATCAAAATGGACGTGTATATCCTAAAAATATATTAATGCGAGAATGTCAACGATATCAAAAAGAATATATAGATCAAAACAGAGCTTTAGGTGAATTAGATCATCCAGAGTCAAGTGTTGTCAATTTAAACAATGTGTCTCATAATGTTTTAAAAATATGGTGGGAAGGCGATGATCTTAAAGGCGTAGTTCAAGTATTAGATACGCCGTCTGGTAAAATATTAAAGTCTTTATTCAAAGAAGGTATAACACTAGGAATATCTAGTAGAGGTTTAGGTAGTGTTAAAGAATTAAGAAATGAAGGCGTTGTAGAAGTTCAAGATGATTTTGAATTGATTTGTTGGGACTTTGTTAGCAATCCATCAACACATGGAGCTTTTATGGGAATGATGAAAGAATCGGTTGAAAAAAATAAAACAAATAAATACGGAAAAGTTAATGATCTAATCACATCAATATTGTGTGAAGATGGTAAATGTAGGATATAATATGAAATTTGAAAATAAACGATTGAAAATAATAAGAGATCTTGTTAATGAAGATGCATCTAAACAAACAGTATTTAGTGAAGGACCAGCACCATTAACTACAGAACAAAAAAGACAATTTGTAGAAGCATGTAAAACATTTTCGCATATGGGAGAAAGTGTATATGGATCTGGTAAATTAAAAGAGATTGTAGAACGTATTACTAGTATTGTAGAAATTGGCTCACAACTTGTCACTGAAAAAGAAGATATAGTAGACAGTGTTTCAGCAAGTCGTCATATGAAAGGTATGGGTGTTGCTCTTAAAGAATTTCAAAAATCTGCAAATGAAGTAATGATTCACGAACGCAGAATGGAAGCTGCATTTGAAGATATTGCAGAAGGTATTCAAAAATATTTCGATGTAGGATAATTTGGACATTTAAATATTTATTTATATAATATAAAAGAATGATAATGAGTAAGTTTAAAAAAATGTATAAAGACTTTTTTAGTTTAAAAGAACAAAAAGTAACATATTCTGATGACGAAGTAGCTAATTTAACAAAAGCTGCAGATGAAGCAGAACGTTTAAAACAAGCTATTACATCTGAAGAACTTATAGACGAAGCTCAACTAGTAAACAACTTAACAGACTATGCAGGACATGTTATATATCAATTACGTGACCCGCAAGAAGCTAACGCAGTAGCCAAAGAAATACAACGATGGACTACTAAAAAGGGGTTTACTATTATTGCTCATAAAAAATCCAAATCAGGTCGCACAGGATATTTTTATTTCAGAGTAGGAGAAGATCCAGGATCGGAATCACAAAAGATTCAAGGATATTTTGCACAACTACCCGAGCTTAACAAATTTGCATTTAAAGCCCCTAGAAGCAAAGCCCCAAGAAGAAGACCAAGTAGAAAATTTTAAAACAAGTTATATGAGTAAAAAACAAAAACACCACAAAAGTATCGTAGCCGGTACACCATCAGCTATTGCAGTAGTAGACAGAGACATTTCATTTGCATTGAGATCATTTAAAAGAAAAATGAAACAACTAGGAGTATTAGACGCATTAAAAGAAAATAGAACTTTTACTAAACCTAGTGTAAAACGTAGAGCTCAATTAATTAATGCAAAATATATGCAGAAAATTAGAGATATACATCAATACGATTAATAAATAAATAATTTTTTTATGAGTCCTAGCAGAAATGTTAGGACTTTTTTACTGTTTTTGTACTAGCCTTATATTTATATTGGAAATACGCTATCTCTATATAGTGTCTATAAAAATAATATTCTATTAAGATTTCAAATAATCTTATTTCCAAAAAACAAATTTAAGGAGAAAACAAATGGCAAAAACAGATTTGCTAAAAGAAGCAATTGCTGACGCTAAGGCCGTTAAAGAAACTGCATTAGCAAACGCAAAGATTGCGCTTGAAGAAGCTTTCGCTCCAAGAATCCAAAGCATGTTATCTGCTAAGCTATCCGAAGAACTCATGGATGAACAAGATGAGTTAGAAGATGCTGAATTAGATATGGCTGCTGGTGAAGAAGGTGATGTACCTGCTGAACTAGATGGCGACATGGCTATGGATGATATGGGTGACGAAGGTGAACCAATGGATGTTGGTGATATCGAACTCGATACTGACATGGATGGTGAAATTGACTTTACTGGTGACATAATGTCAAAACCAGGAACGGAAGCCGAACCAGCTATAGACGACATGGGTGAACCAGAAATGGATGCAGTTGATGCAGAATTAGACGGTCCGTCGGACGAAATGGGTATTGAAGAGATCATCAGAGAGTTAGAAGAAGATTTAGACGAAGGTGAAGGACATTATGCTGAAGAAGAAGAACCTGTAATGGGCGAAAATTATTCAGAAGAAAATAATGGAACTGACGAAGGACAAGTTTTAGAATCAACTGATAAATCTATTGACGAACTTATCGAAGCAATCTTAGCTGAAGAAGAAGAAGAGAAAGAAGAAGAGAAAGAAGAAGAAACAGTTGATGAATCAAATTGTGGCGGTACTCGTAAGAAAAACGAAGAGATGAAAGAAGCTCTCGAAGAAGCTTATGATACTGTAGGACATCTTAAATCAGTAATCAACGAAGTTAATCTTTTAAATGCAAAACTTCTTTACACAAACAAATTGTTCCGAAATTTTGAGTTGAACGAATCACAAAAAATGAAAGTGATTGAAAACTTTGACAGAGCTGGTAACACCAGAGAAGCAAAATTGGTATTTGCAACTTTAGCAGAATCATTCCATAAGCCTAGCAGAGGAAAAAAAGTAGTTAAAGAATCAAGATCAATGGCATCTAAGCCTGTTGCAACAACTGCTCCAAGCAAAGAGACAACTCAAGTATTAACTGAAGGCTTTGAACAAGCCAACCGTTGGAAGAAACTAGCGGGTTTAATTAAATAACTTTAAAACAAAGGAAACGAAAAAATGAGTTTAAATTCATTATTACAAAGTCCTGATGCCTCTCAAAGAAATGCTGTTAAAGCACACGTTTCTAAATGGGAGAAAACAGGTCTTTTAGAAGGTCTATCTAATGAGACTGAAAAAGCCGGTATGGCTACTTTGCTTGAAAACCAAGCAAGACAATTAGTAAAAGAAGCAAATGCTACAGGTACAGCAGCTGGTTCTGAGGAATGGGCAGGAGTTGCTCTTCCATTAGTAAGAAGAATCTTTGCTGAATTTGCAGCTAAAGAATTCGTATCAGTACAACCAATGAACTTACCATCAGGTCTAGTATTTTACTTAGACTTTAAATATGGTACAGCTCGTCCAGGATTTGATGATGATAATGCCGATCCAGTATCAGCAAACGGTCATCCATTTGGAACTCCAGAAGCTGACGATTCAATGTTTGGTGTTACTAATACATCAGGTGATCCATCAGGTGGTCTTTATGGTGCAGGTAGATTTGGATATTCAATTCCAAACGCAACTGGCGTTGCCGCAACTGTATCTGCAGGAGCCTCTACAGGTTCAGGAGCTGCTCACACAGCTGCAACTAGTGCATCATTGAACTTTGATTCACTTTACACTGCTAATTCTGGTCAGTATTTTAATTTAACAGTACCAGTACCAACTGATGCTGATGCATTAGCAGTTAGATCATTTACTTTGATTTCTGGTTCAACTGAAATTATTCCTGTACAAGCATTCTCAACTATTGACGCTAACTTTACAGCATCAATGGTAGTAACTGCTTCATTGGCAGGCGGTGCAACTGGTATTCAAGTAGCAATCGATAACAATGGCTTGAATGTTAACTATAGCAAAGCTCCAACCGATATTACAAGAGGTGACTTTGAAGATGCTAATCCGTTTAAAGGATCTGGTGCTAATACTGGTATCGATGATGGTACAGATATTGACATTCCAGAAGTTAACTTAGAACTTCAGTCTGAGCCAATCGTTGCTAAGACTCGT